AGGCTTGCGGACCGGCATCCGAGGATTTCGGCTGCACTCTTCGCGCTGATCCAGATGTGGCCATGGTCGTGTAGGTTTTTGAGTTCCTTCAGTGCATCACATGCAGTCAAGTTGATTTTCCTCCCCTCTGAAAAAATATTTTTTCGTCAGAGCATTTGATTTTAAATCAACTTTTACGGCAAAAATCAATCCGGTTAAGAGGGCACCGGTAAAGTTTTGAAAGCTGCTCTGCTCTGTCTGCCGTAGGTACAGTTTCGCCGCTTTCCCATTTAATCAGTGTCGCATTAGACACGCCAATGGTTTCAGCGGCTTCCTTCTGGGTCAGCTTTGCATTAACTCGCGCTGCCGCCAGGGAGATTCTGAAATCGTCTGCCATATTTTGTCACCACCTTTCGATTGGAGAGTTTACATTAAATCAACTTTCTTGTCAACACTTAAAATCAACTTTTGTATTGTTTTTGTTGACATTTCTTTTTCTTTCCTATAATATGGAGTCGAGGTGATAAGCATGACATCAAGGGAAGTTTTCAAAAAGAATCTACCCTACTATATGGATCTTGCAGGAATCAATTCTGTAGAACTGGCTAAAGCCGTTGGCGTTTCCAAGTCTACTGTAAGCACTTGGATATCAGGAAGATCATACCCGCGCATTGATGCAATCCAGAAAGTGGCTGATGTTCTGAATTGCGATACCGATGATCTGATCACAGAAAACACAGCAGTGGCGCGTCAGCAAATCAGCGATGATGAGAAGATCCTCTTCCGGCTGGCACGAAATGCAACACCCAATGCTTTAAAGGCTGCAGTTGCCGTTCTGAAATCTATGGAGGAAACGAATGATGATTTTTAATGGCGACATTGTAATCCGTGTCGTATCCCTCCCGAATGGAATCCATGGATCCATCCGGGAGGATCCTGATGGCATCGCGAATATTTACATCAATGCTGATGACAGCCAGGAAGAAAAAATGAAGACCCTGTGCCATGAGCTGAGACATTACAAGCTGAGGCACATTGGATCAGGAAAACCCGTTTCTGTTATGGAACATGAAGCAGATAAAAAGGAGGCTATGTAAAATGAAAAAGCTCTTTATCTTCCTTTTGATCCTGGCCATGGTGCCGATCATCGCCCTGGCAGAGGAACCGGATCCCATTCTCGGCAGCTGGTATATGTTTTATGACAAAAATGAGACACCTGAAATTGAGAATCTTTTCCCTGATTACAACATGATAATTGAAATTTACACATTCCAATCTGATGGGCTTATCATGGTAACCGAAAACGCCATTCGCAGTGCAACAGATAGCAATCTGCATCACAATCCAATTGGCAAATGGAGCAGGACAGGTGACGAATATTCCTATAGCATGATAGGTGTTGGAGAAAATACATGTTATTTCAAGGATAATGAATTGTTCCTCACTCTGGAACAGGGCACAGGCTTACGGCTGCATAAATTGCTTTCATTAGATCCGTACAAAGATTATGATTTCAAAAGATGAGGTGAAGATCATGATCTGTCCCAAGTGTCAGAAGACGGTTCCGGACGATGCTGTGTTGTGCTGCTATTGTGGGCGGAGATTTGTGATCGAAAAATCAGCCAGGAAAAAGCGCGGGAACGGTGAGGGCAGCGCATACAAGCGCGGATCCACATGGACGGCCGTGGCCTCGTCACTCAGCTGGACTGATGACGAAGGAAAGATGCACCGGAAGCGCCTGACTAAGGGAGGATTCAAGACCAAGGGTGAGGCAATTGCTTATGCCCAGCAGCTGAGGAACAGCCCTCAGGAAGTGCCTGAAATGAGTCTGGAAGAATTGTACTTCACGTGGGAGAAGTCCTATACAAAGCGCGTGGGATCCTCCACGATGGCCGGATACAAGGCAGCATTCAAGCACTACTCGAATCTGCATCATAAAGCAGTGGCCACGATCCGCCCGGCTGAGCTGCAGGCCCAGATTGATGCCTGTCCCAATGGCAAGCGAACAAAACAGATGATGAAGGTGACGGCCGGCCTGCTCTGGCAATTTGCCCTGGACAATGATTTGGTTAAGAAGGACATTACAAAGAATCTGTACACAGGAAACGACCAAACCAGCACCCATGAGCCCTTCACCGATCTGGAGCTCCGCCGGATCCGGAACGCGGTCGGCACTGAGCCCTATGCTGCTTATGTGGTTGCTCTCTGTTATACCGGATTTCGTCCAGGCGAATTGCTGGAACTGAAAAAAACCGCCTATCATTCAGATGACCAGTATCTGATCGGAGGCGGCAAGACGGAGGCCGGGACGGATCGCATTGTTACGGTCCCGCCGGCGATCCAGAATATCCTCAAAGAGCGAGCAGAAGCAGAAGGCACAAAATATCTTTTCCCGAACCTGAAAACCGGAAAAGAGATGAGTCACGAATATTTCAGAAAATACTGTTTTGATCCCCTGATGAAAAAGCTGGGCATTACAGGAAAGGTTCCCTACTCATGCAGACACACCTACAGTAACCTTATCAAAAATGCACCCGGTGACTCAGGAGACAAGGCCCGCCTCATGGGCCATACCGATTACACCTTCACCCAGGAACGCTATCAGTCCTCTGTTCTGGCTGATCTCAAGATGATCACGGATGCCCTCGCATGATGTTAACCACCATGTTAACCACCGACACCGTATATCGCCAGATATTACAGATTCCAGAGAGCACAAAAAAAGCCCCGAAGTCTTGAAACTTCGGGGTTTTTTAAATGAGCCCGGCGAGATTCGAACTCACGACCTTTTGATTCGTAGTCGTTGGGTGAACACTTATTTTTACTACGATCTCAGTCGATTTGTAAACCACCCGTCAACCACGGACCGGAACGGACTGGAACGGACAAAACTTGCGACTAACTTGCGACTAACTTGCGACTAAGTTGCATGTTTCGCTGAAAACGCTGATTAAACGCTGAAAAATGCCCAACGAACACGGAAAAATGCTCGTTTTCACACTTTTTTGCTCATTCGACACACAAAAAAAGCCCCGGCCAGTGTGCAGCACCGGTCGGGGTGTCAAAGGGGAGTTAAGACAAATGAATTATACCACACATGCAGCCTGTTAACGAGTAGAATAAGCACAAAACATTTTTATATAAAATCTTCGTTTCCCTATTGACATTATATAAGCTCGCGATATAATCATAGACGTACCGAGGAGGTACACAATAGAGAGACGGAGGATAAGACAATGACAAACATTTTTACCGCTGAATCCTTTGGTGCAGATCTTCCGGAAAATTACTCCGATATCTGCACCATCCTGAACACCTATGCCGAGAATCATCCGGATGAGGATTCCAACGAGATTTGGGAGGCGTATTGGAACGGCACCCTGGATCAGAAATATTTCCTCGACATGGCTGGTGAACGCTTCACCCTGGAAACCGTTGACACTCATGATGTGGTTTTCTATGGCCGGTTCTCTGAGCTTGGAATTGAGGAGAATGATCCGGAGTACACCAATAAACTGGACGATTACTTCCAGAACATGCTGCACATCGCGCCTGAAATGTGGGAGGTGGGTTAATATGAAGAAAGTTATCAATAGGAAACTCTATGACATCAGCACGGCCCAGCGGCTCGCAAGCTGGGAGAACAATCAGGACTACCGGTCTTTCAATCACTTGGAAGAAACCCTCTACCGCAAGCGGACCGGGGAATACTTCCTGCACGGTGAAGGCGGTGCCCGCACCCAGTACGCACAGCAGGTGGAGGATCACATGTGGGGATCCGGAGAGGCCATCATTCCCCTGACCGTCAAAGCGGCTCAGGAATGGGCTGAGGAACATCTGGACGGTGATGACTATGAGAAGATTTTCGGCACTGTCGATGAGGATGCAGAAGACATCCTGATCACCTTCAAGGCACCTGCCGCCCTGGACCGGAAGCTGTCCGACAAGGCCACTGCACTGGGCATCAGCAAGTCAGAGCTGCTCAGACAGCTGATCGAAAAAATGGAATAAAAAAAGAGGCCGCCAAAATGGCGACCTTTTTTCATTTGGTTTTGTTGTACTCTGCCGTACTGATTCCCAGCAGCGCACCCAGCAGCACGCAGATCACACTGCAGGACTTCGCGACCTCATCGGCCAGCGGCCATCCCCAGACAGCTGCCAGTCCGACATAAGCGGTGGACAGTGCCGGCAAGACGATCATCACAACCCATTTGAGCACGTCGTAAAGCTTGTCATTGATTTTCATATGGCATCATTCCCTCCTATTTGATTCGTTGTTCCAGCTGTGCAACC